AACAATGATTTTATTAATTTTGATTGGTTTTTTTTCCCTTTGTTTACTTTACTATTTTCTATATCGCTTAATTTTAGGCACTGCTTAGCCACTGGAGAGATCAATGATTGAATTTTTTAAATTTTAGAGCTTCCCGCATGGGCGCGAACTGAGGGAATATGGATTTTATTAAATGGTGCCTTAAATTTTTCATTATGCTGTTAGTTTTTGGCTTTCTTATTAGATTTTTTTACAGCTTTGTTTTATAGTTAATCAAAATGTTTACATGACAACAAACATTTTTAAGGACGAAAAAAAACCTGAACGGCAATTCAGGCTTTTTCGGTGAATTTGTGCTTGCGACACTGGATATATTAAACAATGGATTCCTCTTTAAGTCAAATCAATACCCCAAAAATCGACGCCCTTGGTATATTTACGAAATCTCAGTCCACGCCCGAAAATAAAGGCTTTCAGCGGGTTCATGATTTTTTATTACAAGATCAATCAGCAAAGCTTTTGCCCCGTGAAAGAGTCACTAATTGTTTAAAAAGACGCATTGATAAATCAAAAGGGCGTTTCGTTAAATACAATGAAGAAAGATGCAAAGCTCACTGGAGTAATGTTCAGCGATGCGGTTCTATTTGGACTTGTCCTGTCTGTGCTAAACAAATTACTGAAAAGCGTCGTGAAGAATTAAAGCAGGGTGTTAAAACTTGGAAAGATCGTTTCCAGGGTGGAATTCTTCTTTTAACTCTTACAAATAGTCATTCTGCTAGTCATTCTCTCCGTTCTCTTATTGCAGGACAAAAAAAAGCCTTAGGCTATTTCTTTGGGGATCGAAAAGGTAAGTTTCTTTTAGATGATTGTTTAGGTCGTGAATATCAAGTTCGTGCTTTTGAGGTTACTCATGGTAAAAATGGTTGGCATCCTCATTATCATATTTTGATTTTTACAAATGGCCAGCCTGTTGAAAATTTCTTTGAATTAAAACAATCCCTGTCTAAACACTGGATTAATTGCTGTCAAAAAGCAAATCTTCCCCTTCCATCCCTTCAACATGGTTTAGATATTCGTGATGGTTCTTATGCTGAACAATATGTTTCTAAATGGGGTGTTGAAAGTGAATTAACAAAAGGTCATATCAAAAAAGGCCGTGAAGGTGGTTTAACTCCTTTCGATCTGCTTCAATCTTCTATGCTTGAACATGAATTATCTGAACAACATGGAAAGCTTTATCAGGAATTTGGAGTTGCTTTTAAAGGTGCTCGTCAATTGGTTTGGTCACGTGGTCTTAAAAAGCTTTTAGAAATTGAAGAAAAAACAGATGAAGAACTAGCAGAAGAAACAGAAAATATGGGTATTACTTTAGAAGAAGTACCACAATTAATTTTTTCATTGTTATGTAAATATCAAAAACGTCACACTTATTTAACTGCACTGGAGAATGATTACAGTTCAGGGAACTACGGCTCAATCACCAGTGAAGCCTATTTATTAATAGAGGATTTAGCAAAAAAAGAAATTGCTTTTATGGAATCACACTATTAATTCCCCTTCCTCAACTTTGCATTTTTCCAAAGCTTTTATTAGTACGTCGTGAAGGATTTCACTATCTTTCATGACGTTCTTACCTAAGTCTAAACGCTGTCTATTTAGTTCTTCACTTATCTTTTTTAGAAGCTCATCTTCTATCTTCTTTACCCGTAAATACGCCATCATTTTGAAATCTCTTAAAAAAAACTTAGTTTTTTAGTGTAATTTATTGTTGTCATTTCGTCTTGACAACTTGTTGTCATGACAACATAATAATTCGTACAAGAATTGTGATAGATAAATTGAGGGTGAAAATATGGACGGTATTAAAGTTTTAGTTGAGGGTGTACGTGTTTCGACTTTTACATCTCAGAAGAATGGTCAAGATTATTTTACTTTTGAGGTTGTAGAGCCTGTAACAAAGTTCATCTCTTACACCAATAATTCCGAAAAAGGTCAATTAGCTGATTTAGCTCAGTCTGGTGGATTTGTTGATTTGCAGTTGGTTCTTAAAGGTGACCGTCTGTATTTTCATAGTGTTAATGCTCAGTAATTTTTACTGAGCGTTTTTTTTTGGATTTTAAAAAATGGCATACGTCTGTGAAACATTACAAGTAATTGAGGGTGTCCAAACGTGTGCTAGTTGGGTCGTACAGTCAAACTTTACAGATTATTTGGCTATCTCTGGTGAAGAAGCCCGATTGATATACAGAGAATTTGGCAAGTTGTGGATTGTATTCGTTTCTTTTGCGGTCATAGCCAAAGCCGCTAAATTGCTTTAGGAGAATTTCAATGGAAATTCAAGAAAAAAAACCATCAATTGCTCAGAAAGTAAATGATGCTTATACAAAACTTGGGGTTGCTACAACTGTTGCTGGTTTAGCTGTTCTTTCATCTGCTGCTCATGCCGAAGGTGATCTTGATGTTTCTGCATTCACATCAGGTCTAACTTCTGTTACTGCAAACGCCAAATTAATTTTTGGTGGTGCTCTTGTTGTTATTGCTTTGTTTGTTGCATGGCGTTACACCAAGCGCGGTGCAAACTCAGCGTAATTGCTGTTTTGAAACGCCCCAGTAATGGGGCTTTCTTCTTTTAGGGGGTAAGCATGTTAGAAGATCCATCAATCCTAAATTGGACTCCAGTAATTATTTTAACGGTGGCAACATGGCTAATAATAAAAGCTTTATAGTTCTTATTTTTGTCCTTTGTCTTAATTTGATAAGTACAAATATTTATGCTGCCAATGTTGGCGGTTGGACTTTGAGCGGTGCTGTTGCTCAAGGTGCTTCTACTGTTTACGATGCTACAAAAAACGTTGTCATTAATGGCAAAAAATATATAAAAGAATCATCAGTAAAAATTACTCCAACTCCTACCGGTGTTGCCAAAGTTCTTGCTCGCGGTGCTGCTGGCTATGCTTTGTCTGTTGCTGTTGAACAATTGCTAGGTTCTGTAGATTGGGTTCTTGATCCTGCTAATAATAGAATTATTTATACTCCTGCACCCTCAGATATTGAAGACCCTGCACTAGAATCATTTTTTGTTGCTAGTGATGGTTCAAAGCATGCTTCTGCTGCTGCTGCTGCTACTGCTACTTGTCAATATTTTAAAACTGCACAATCTTACTATCAGCTAACTGGTGCTTATACTTCTTTTTATGTTGGTCAGGTTGGTGAAAATCGAACAGGTGTTTATTGTACTCTTGTAAACGGTGGTACAACTCACTATGGTTTCCAACATGTTGCAAACCCTAATTATGATCCTAAAGCTGAATCTGAGGAAAAATATTTACCCCTCCCTGTTGTAGCAGAAAAAGTTATTTCTAATGCTCAAAGCGGTGATGTAAACGCTCAAGCTGCTACTACTGCTGCTGCTGCTGACATTGTTGCCGAAGCTGAAAAAGATGATGCTAAAGCTCGTCCTATTGCTTCACAAGCAGAAGCCAATGCCACTACAAAACCTGCTGATGCTGCCGAAGCTGAAAAAGCCAATGAAGCTCAAGGAGAAGCAAAGCCAAATGAAGCAAATCCCGAAGCTACTGATCTCTCTATAACATTTCCTATTTTCTGTAATTGGGCACCAACTATTTGTGAAGCTGCTCAAACTGTAATTTCTTTTCCTCAAACGCTTACAAACTGGTGGGAAACAGCAAAATCAAAAGCCGAAGAATGGGCTTTATCTATCTCAGAAGCTTGGACTGCTGCTAAAGAGTGGGCTACAAAAGAAAAAGACTCAGAAGATACAGAAGTAGACGTTGAACAATTAGATTTAGAAGCTGAATCTGTTGATATTAACTTAGCTTCAGGTTGTCCAGCTCCAGTTGTCTTTATTGATTCTGATTTCTACGGTCAGCCTTTCAAAATCGAATTTTCCTTTGATGGTTTCTGCTCAATTCTTTCTGATTGGGTTAGACCTATCCTTATTTCTCTCGGTGCTTTCATAGCTGCTCTTATTCTTGGAGGTGTGAAAGTCAATGAGTAATTTATCAACCATCTTAGCAAGTACACAGAAAGGCTTTCTCAAGAATGTTCTTGAAGGTGCTGGATTAACGCTTTTAACCAGTGGTGCAATGCTTGTTTTCTTAAATCAGGCTATTGATCTTTTCACATCATCTTTAGGACAGGTACCTAACACATTAGTTCAGCTAATGGGGCTTTCAGGTTTTGACATTTTTTTCTCTTTAATTTTGGGTGCAATGCTTACTAGATATACCCAACAATCAACTAAAACATTTTTTGGCAAACAATAAAAAAGCGCGCTAATGGCGAGGAGCCATCGACGAGCCTAAAGCGCGCTTTTATTGAGGTGAATTTCTAATGTTGCATTTAATTACTGGCGTACCTGGTGCAAGTAAAACCGCTTTTGTAGTCACTAAACTTGATGAAGTTGAACGTAAAAACAAAATCAACCTTGCTAAAAATAAGCTTGTTCATGAACATAATAAAAATCTATTTGAACTTTATCGTGATGACTTTGATTATTACACCTATGAAGTTGGTTCAGGTCATGAATTAAAAACAGAGATTTTAAATTTTGATAAAGATTATTGGGATTTCTTAGATCAAGAATTTGATGATTTACGTCCTGATTTTTACTTTCAGCGTTCTATTTATTACAACGAGATTATCGAGCGCATTAATGATCGTGAAGGACAACAAAAATTTGAGTTTCTTCAACCTGTTCGCACCATTTATACAAATATTAAAGCTCTAAAAATTGATAATGTTCGTGCTCTTATACATGACTGGCGAGAAGCTCCAGATGGTTCTATCATTGTTATTGATGAAATTCAAAATGTACAACCTTACTCAGATAAAAAATCTAATGATTCAATGATTCAGGATTTAACAATCCATCGTCATCGTGGTTTTGATTTCTATTTAATTACTCAGTCACCTTCTTTTCTTCATCCTATTGTTCGTGAATTGATTAGTGTTCATTGGCATATCACGCGACCTTATGGACGTACTCCGAAGGTTTATCAGTTTGGATCGTGCCGACAATATCCGAATACATTAGTAAATAAACTTAACTGTGAATCTAAATTTAGTTTTAAACCACAACCTAGAGTTTTTAAATTATATAAATCCACAACTATTGATACTCATAAAAAGCGTTTGCCTGCTGGCTTAATTCCTTTAGGTTTATTTTTATGTGTCGCTGGTGCTATGTTTGCTTGGGGTTTATCTGATAAGAAAAAAGCAGAGGAAATAGCTAATGGATCAAATACTACCGTTTCTTCTGTGGCTCCTAGTTCTAAGCCTATGGATAACAGTTCCAGTGATCTTTCCCAAGAATGTAGAAAAGCAGTAAATATCGAAAAGCCTGCATGTGTTAAATGGTTTGATGATCTTTCTAAAAATAAATCTTCCGTTTCTTCTACTGGAGAGGTTTATCAAGCAGTTTACAATCCTTCAAAACCTTATGATTTTGAATATGTACCTGAAAAATTAAACCCTACTGACTTTCCTAGAATGTCAGGTGTTGTAAAGCTCTCCAGTGGTCGCCTTATGGCTTTAGATCAGCAAGGTAACTATATGCCTTCTGTGTCTGCTTCTGATTGTCAAAAATGGTTAGATGGTTATCGTCCGTTTAATTATTTTGCTTCATCACAACAGCAACAGAGGGAGCGGAGTGCTCCCGAACAACCACAAATGAATCCTGAAACTTCTTCTCTCTGATTACAAGCTCCCATTAGCTTTAGATCGGTAGATACAGAGCATCCCAACGGGTGCGAACTTTGTGAGGTGAATTAATGAGATCAGATAATATTCGGTGTACTTTATGTGGCAAGATCATTCAAAAGCGTTTTATGGTTTCTCATCTTTTGAAATATCACCCTTTTTATACTTTCTAACTACTGGATAG